AGTCATCCAGTTTTTCGGTCAGTCGCCCGCCGTAACCGCCCTTGCCGGTATTCTGGATTTGCGTCCACATATCCACGTTGCTTCGGAGTGCCTTCATCTCCTCCGGGCTCAGGCTCCACAAGCTGCCGTCCCACTCACGGCCGATCTGTCCGCTTAGCTTGTCTATCTGTGCCTGGCTGAAACCACCCCAGTAGTAGTTCCAGGAATGGTGGTTGCCGTGGTAACCGGCCTGCGCCATCGCCATCTGAAGGTAGTTGGAATTCGTCTCCTGCTGGTATTTGTACGCATCACGGTAGGCGGTGACAGATTTTGTTCCCTTACTCGCCTCGATGGTATCGGTCAAATCCTCGATGGAGGTTTGCAGCTTCTCGTTCCGGTCAGTCAGCCGGTCCATCGTATCCTGCACCTCTTTCGCGTTGCTTCCGTTCCAGTTGATGGTGCCGCCCAGACTGAACAATGTCTTCACTGCACCGCTTACCGCCTTGACACCACCGGTAATAATGCTCAACGGTTTGGTCAGGTCGATGCTTTCCAAGCCGTCCAGCGTCTGCCCCAAACCTTCCAGGTATTCACCCATCCATTCCGGCGGATCGATACCGAACTGTTCCACCAGTCCCAGCAGGTCTTCTGCCGCTCCCACGTATTCCTTCACCTGCCCCACGCTGCCGTGCAGGGCGTCCGTTGCCTCCGCCAGTGCCCTCTGCTTCGCGTTTCGGGCGGCATCCAGTGCGGCCCGGGCGTTCTTCTGCTCGGCTTCAGTCCCTTCTTCCACGGCCTTGTTATAGGCTTCCTGGGCCTCCTTGACGGATAAGGTCGTGGATTTTACCCGCGACATGGATGATTCCAATGCCGCAAAGGGATTGCGCTCGCTAAGTTTCCTGTCGATGGCGTCAATGGCACGTACCAGGTCTTTCAGGCTGTCCGGCTGCAAGTCCTTCTGGGTATCGATATATTCCTTCAGACGGGTACGGAGGGATTGGAGGCTTTCGGAGGATACCTTGTCGAGGTCCCCGAATACGGCTTCCCAATTCAATCCGTCCTTCAATTCCTTCAGATCAAGACCGGCCATTTTTTCCTTCAGTTCTTCCTGAAGTGTTTTCCGACCGCCTTCCGTGGTAGCTTCCGCGATACGTTTTTCATACTCCTTGGTAATGGCCAGTTTCTTTTCTTCATAGCTCCCATATTCCGCCAGGTAATCACGCATGGCCTGGGCTTCTTTTTCCCTCTCATCTTCAAAAATGGCAGCAAGAGCCGCGCTCCGGTTCTTATCGTTGGAGTCGCGTGCGCCGGCAAGGGCGTCCCTCTGACCGGGAGTCAAGCCATTGCCACCGGTGGAAACACCGGCTTCCTTGTTTTCACGTTTCCATTCAGCCTCCTGACGGGCTATTTCTTCTTTTCTTCTGTTATAGTCGTATTCGATCTGTGCCAGTTTCTTTTCAGTGCCGTCTTTCATCCGGTCTATGTATTCCTGGGCGTTTTCCGCCTGCAACGCGGCAAGTTCCCGCGCCAGCCTGCGCTCTGTAGCCATACGCTGCTTGGCTTCCGTTTCCGATTTTTTATCGGACTGTTTAGGATCGGAGTGTCCGCCGATGCCGGCCTTTTGCTCAAGCTCTATACGTTCTTTTGTGAGGTTTTCAGCAGTCTCAATATAACCATCGTATTCTTTTCGCAGCCGCTGCAGTTCCTCCTCTTTTTTCCAACGGCCGTTATTATTCTGTTTGTAGAATCGGTCGGAAGAAAAGAAACGGTCTACCTTTCCGCCATAGCCCCACCAGGTATCAAACTCACTTTCATCCTTCGCCTCCGCTTCTGCAATCTTTTCGTCGACTTCCGATGCTTTTTTTACCAAATTCTGAACTTTCATCTGAAGGAACAGGGATTGTACATAGTCCTCACTTTTCTGCAGGATGGTATCGTACCACTCGGAAAGGGTTTTATAATAACCGAAACTTTCCCCGTATTTGCGGTTCAGTTCCTCCACCTTCGCCTTTTCCTGTTCCTTGCTGCCGGTGAAGTTCTTTATCTCATCGGTGACCGATTTCAGCTCAAAACGGGTACGCACCATCTGGGCGCGGCCGTCCTTCTCGATCTCGGTCATTTCCTTCAACGAGATCGAGAACTCGTCCACGCCTTTCCTGGCGCTGAACAAATCCTTCGTCCACTCCACGATCTCGTCACCGTACATCACAAGCAGCATGATGCCGGTCGTAAGTGCCGTCTGCCAGGAAAAGAGGGAAGAGAGCACCTGCTTCCATACCGGCGTGCCTTTCTGTCCCGACTTCCGCAGCTCGTCGTATTCCTTACGGGCACGGGCCAGCTCATCGGTGAATATCGGCAGGTTGTTGCTGATGGCCAGAAAGAACATCTGCGGGCCCATAGCCAGCGAGGGCATCTCACGCGCCATCTGCTGGATGCTGTTGTGAAGCCCGTTGAACTGGCGCTGCGCATTGGGTACATCTGCAGGAGTGACCTGTACGGATTCCGATTCCTCCTGCAGCTGTCTCAACTTGCCGCGCAATTCCTCAAGCTGCTTTTCCAGCGCGTGGATCTGGGTGATGTTGGCGCTCTGGTCCAAATTGGGGGCGGCCGTCTCACCGGCAAGACGCAGCCTTTCCAGTTCCGCCTCCAACACCCTGACGGTGTTACGAAGCTCCAGCGCCTCACGCCCGGCCTTGTCCATGCCGGGCGTGAGTTTGTCCTTCATTAAAAATTCAACTTCTACAGGTTTCATTCCAGTCTGCTTTGAAAAAATCCTACAATATCGTCCGCCTCGTCCGCCGCGCTGCGGTTCACATCCGGATTGTTACCGGCCGTGCCTTTCTTCCGCCTCACATAACGCGGCGCGTCGCTCAGCATCATGATCAGTGTCTGGTAATTCACCCCGTCAAGGATGTAATCCACGCTCCAGCCGGTCGCTGACGCTATCTGCCACACGAAGCCGAAGGGGCTATGGGAACCCTCATACCGGGTCCTTAACTCCCCTTCCCTCTCTGGCTCAGTCTCGGCTTCATCGGGTTCGCCCGGTCCACCGATCTGATAATATGCGTAAAATCCTTCGTGCCCATCAGACGCTCGAACGTGCGGAAAGCGGCCAGCAGGTACTTCCAGTCGACAAGCTCCCGGAGCATCCATGCCGTCAGCCCTATACCCACACGCCGGGCCACGCAACCACGGCATACCGTATAAGCCAACATCCGGCTGATGCCTTTTCCGTACTTTGCCACAAAGGCCATTTCCTCCGCCTTGTCCTTCGGTTTCCAGCCGGGTGCCACACCCAGCTTCAGATACTCCCTGGCCAGCAGCATCTGACCCCGAAGCCGGGGACGCTTCATCGTCACACGCAATTCCAAAGGGCGCTTCTTAAAAGGAACGCGCCACCTTTTAAGAGGAACGGACACGCCACCGTCCAGCAACGCATCCGCACACTCCATCTCTATCAGTTGCTCCAACCGGTCATCCATACGCTAACCCTCCTCGTCCGAGGTCTGTACTTCCGCCGCAGGCAGTCTATATTCACCCCACTCATCCGGCAAGGCATCCGTATCGAACACGCCGTAGGGCTGCGAGCCGTCCGCCGGCATCGCCACCTCCAGTGTACACTCGATCTTCGCCGTTTCCGTAAGTGTCAGCTTACCGCCCAAATTGGAGAGCAGCGTCGCGTTGGGCATCAGGACGCTCTTACCCGACACAAGGGCAAGTTCCCAGGGTCCTTGCATCACCATGGCCGCCGAGGGGGCGGTCCAGCCGATCGGGTTTTCCTTCGACACGTCCGTGCTCTTGTAATGGAGGGAACCGCCAAGCAGCTTGTGCAGGTTCTTGTAATCCATCTGGATCACGTTGAACGTCGGCGCTATGCTGCCGTTCGACTGGGCTATGACCAGCACCGGGGCGCCGGGCACCTGTTCCGCCTCGATTTTCGCCGCCTCAGGCTTCTGGCCGCCCAGGTCAAAAGAGCCTTTCTCGATGTAGCCCACGATAAAATCCTTATATTTCACGGCACCGATGCCGTACATGAAATTCTTATCCGCCATCTTTCTTTTGTTTTTGAATTAATATTACCGCTAAAACGCATATCACTATTCCAGTCCCGAAACCGTAGAAGAAGATTTGAACGGGGTTCGAACGCCGTTTTACCTCCGCTTCGTACAAATCCGCCATTTCCTCCCAGGCTTCCCGGTACGTCTCGGACCTGCCCGCATAATACTCGACCAGGATTTGCAAACTGTCGCAGCTCGCGTGCACGGCGATCACGTCTCCGTCGCGGCTTACCGACACGTTCGCCTGCCCGCTCTTTCCGCTATACGACGCCTCGGGGGGCAGCTTCATCAAACTGTCAGCCGGTATCGCCAGCCGTACCTCCGACTTCGGGACCGCCTCCGTCCGTACAAGGAGGACTTCTTTGGCCATACTGTCCACCACCATCCGATTCGCCTCCGTCCGGGAGGTCTCCTTCACCGTCTTTCGGGTGCTCGCGCAACCGGAAAAGCACAGGACAATCACCAGAATGCTTGCAATTGCCGGCATCACCGATAGCCTTGCGAAGACGGGCCATCTCGCGTTTGGTTG